GAGCAATACCCATTAATACTCTATCGCAATTTTTAGACCTGGAGATTTCTGAAATTAAGTGAAAACATTCAACTTGATCATTAATAAATTCTATTTGCATGCTTTCATTATTCTTCCATCTTTCTACTGCTAAAAGAGCAATTGATTTAAATCTATCAGGTACCGCGTCGTGTAAAGCAATTGCGTCTTGAGAGAATTCCTGTGCGCTTGCCATCATTCCGATAATTAAGATTGCGATTGTGATAAGTTTTTTCATTTTGTTTGTTTGTTTTAAATTATAGTACAAATATATATCTATAATATTATATACACAAGTATTTTAACAAATTTTAACTTTCGCTCTCCATTTTCTTGATGGAATTGTACACAGTTCGGCTAGTGATGTTGAAATAAAGCGCAGTTGTTTCTATTGCAGTTTTCTTGTCAACATCCAACCTCCTCCAATCGGAGTAGTATTTGTAGATTTCGTAATGGAGCATAGCACTAGGATTTATATAACCGGCCCGGTATAGAACAGTTATCAGTTTCTTATTAGTAGTGATGAGATCAAATAAATTCATACTCAAATATAGCGAATTGAACGCGTTTTTTCAAACATTTTTTAGTGTTATTTATTCGACTATATTTATTGCATGGAAAAAAAGATTTACGAGATGCAACTCGATGACCTAGACTCAGGAGTTTTTGCGGTTTCATTTGTCGATTCACCAGCTATCGAAAAGAACTTCGTGGCGCTAGCCAAAGAAGATGTTCAACTTGCCATCTCTGAAGAAAAAAGAATTGTTACCGGTCCAATACTTATTCCGGATAAAAAGATTTTAAGAATGGGTGCAGATGGCATTCCATACGATATATTCTTCTCGAAAGATACAGTTGAGAAGATTTCACAAAAATATTTATCAGATCACAATCAGGATAAGGTTACACTTCAGCATAACTCGGATGTTGAAGATGTCGTGCTTGTAGAAACTTGGTTGAAATCTGATTCTGAAAAGGACAAATCAGTTTCGCTAGGTATTGACGTACCTGTTGGAACGTGGTTAGGTTCTTTTAAAGTAAATAACGAAACCGTTTGGAATGAGCAGGTAAAAACCGGCAAAGTCAAAGGTTTTTCAATAGAAGGTTTATTCAAAACAAAAGAAGTAAAAATGGAAAGTAAAACTATTTTACAGGAGATCAAAGAAACGATCACCAATTTATTTAAGGAACATACTGCACCTGCTCCAGAACCTGTTGAAGAGGTTGTTATGGAGGAGGAAGCACCGGTTGAGGAAGCTCCATCAATTGAAGAAAGAGTAATGGCTTTGGAAGATATGGTTGCTGAGATCCTTGCTAAACTAACTCCAAAGGATGAAGAAGCACCTGTTGAAGCTGCTGCCGTTGAGGTAGTTGAGGAAGAAGTGGTTGAGGCCGCTGCGGAAGAAGAAGTTGAAATGGTGAAGCATACCGATTATGACGAACCAAAATATAAGAAGGTCAAATTTGACCGTAAACTGACAACTCAAGAGAGAATTAAACAAGGCTTGGGTATATTGAATTAATGGCCATAGTATATCAACATAGAAGGTTAGATACTGAAGAGATATTTTATATTGGTATAGGCTCAAGAAAACAAAGACCTTATTCTACCCTTAATAGAAATAAATATTGGCACAGGGTTGTAAATAAGGCAGGTTATAAAGTAGAAGTTCTTTTTAATGATGTAGATAAAGTCCAGGCAAGTCAAATAGAAGCATATTTAATTGCTTTTTATGGGAAGAAGATAAATGGAGATGGAAATTTAGTTAATTTGCAGGATGGAGGATACGGATATAGCGAATATACTGAGGAAGTAAAAAAAAGGATGAGCAAAGCAAAAAAAGGCATGGTATCATCTTTTAAAGGTAAAAAACATTCAGAAGAAGCTAAAAAAAGAATGTCCGAATCAGCTAAAAACAGGGAGAAAACAACTGGAGGATGGAAACATTCGGAAGAAGCTAAAATTAAGATGTCTTTAGCAAAAGAAGGGAAAACAAGTCCAAGAAAAGGAGTTATTCTTTCAGATGAAACTAAAAAGAAAATATCAGAATCAAAAAAGGGAACACCATCTTTTAATAAAGGAAAAAAGATGAGTGAAGAGCAAAAGAAAAAGATAAGTGAAAAACTCAAAATGAATTATAAATTAAAAACTAAAATTAATTAAGAATGGCCACAACGAATAACATTACGACCACATACATTGGCAAAGACAGTGGTCAATTCATTAGCCCTATCCTTCAATCAGGATTAACATTAGGCGTACCAGGGGTTACGCTAAAAACGAACGTAAATTACAAAAGCAGAATCACTACTATCGCTTTATCAGGACTTATCGCTGATGCAAGTTGTGACTGGGATGCTTCCGGAACTATTACTCAAGGTGAGAACTGGCTTGAGGTAAAACCATTCGAAGTAAACTTGGAATTGTGTAAATACGACTATTTCAACGACTTCATCGGTCAAAATATGGGATGCAAGGATTCACTTCCTGCTGACTTCCTAAGATACTTAGTAGGTGAGGTTGGAATGAACATCGCTGATGCTTTAGAAACTTTGGTATGGACAGGAACTGCAAGTGCTAATTCTTTCGCCGGTTTCTTAACTAAGTTCAAAGCTGATGCAACTGTAATCGATGTAACAAACGATACTTTAACATCTGCAAACATCATCGCTGAGGCTCGACAAGTAATCGCTGCTGCTCCTGCTGCTTTATTATCTAAGTCTGACGTTTACCTTTACATGAACGCAAAGAGTGCTCAATTATTGAGAGAGGCTCAGAACGATAAAGGAAACGCTTCTCCATGTGGTGAGAATTGTGTGGCTTTAGATGGTATCACTATTTTCGTAGCACCTGGTATTCCAGACAACGAAATGGTAATGGCAAGAAAGAGCAACTTATTCTTTGGTACTTGGAACACATCTGATATGCAGATGATCGGTGTTAAAGACATGAGCGATCAGTTCGAAAAGAATGTAAGATTGGCCATGTGCTTCTTCGCGGGTACAGGTTACGGATACGGTGCTGAAGTAGTTTACTACTGGGCAAACGCTTAATCAAAATAAATAATAAGAGTTATGGCATGTGATATAACATTAGGAAGAGGTTTATCTTGTAAAGACGCAATCGGAGGTTTAAAAGCGGTTTATTTCGTTAATTACGGCGATTTAGACGGTGCATTGACTTACGCTGCGGATGGTCAGGAGATCACGGCTGTTGCCGGCGCTCCTTCCGCTTTCAAGTATGAACTTCATCTAGGAAATGACTTAACTCAGAATATTATTAGTAGTGCTGAAAACGGTACAACGTATTTTGAGCAAGTTGTTAACCTTACTTTAAAGAAATTAACAAAAGAGGACAACGTCCAGATTAGAACGTTAGCATACGGCCATCCACACATTATCATTGAAGATAATATGGGCAACTTTATGATTGCCGGAGTTGAACACGGTTGCGATGTAACAGGTGGAACTGCGGTAACGGGTAACGATTACGGAGACCTCAACGGATACACACTTTCCTTTACAGGAAGAGAAAGATCATTGGCTAACTTCTACACTGGGGACATTGACACAGAATTTACAGTCGTGGAAGGGGTTTGATTTGTTTTATAATTGGTTAAATGAAGGGAGCTGGGTTGGTAAAATTCAGCTCTTTTTTTTATATATTTAGTGCATGGAAATAATAAAGTTAAATAATTATATTCAACCGGAGGTTATCGAGAGTAAATCGGGGGATGGGTACACGACTTTCGGAGCGAATAACACTTGGTACAGTTACTTGGAAGATTGCTATAATGGTTCTGTAACGAATAGGAGTGTGATCAATTCGATAGCTTTGATGATATACGGAAAGGGCCTTACCACGATTGATGATGTTAATATCAATTTAGTAAAGGAACTTTTCAAGCCTAACGATTTAAGGATGGCCATTATTGACTTCAAGAAGTTAGGTCAATGCTCGTTTCAGATTGGATACAATAAGGAGCGCACTAAAATTGTTAAGGTTGAATATTTTCCTGTGTTTACATTGGCCAAGGGTAAGATGGACAAAGACGGTAACGTGAAATACTTCCACTATTCAAAGGATTGGAAGGAAGGCGCTTACAACATCGAAACAAAGAAGATTTCAGCTTTCGGAACTAGCAAAACGGGCCCTGAGATACTTTACATTCAGAATTATTCAGGAGCAATGATGTACTACTCAAATGTGGATTATCATTCTGCTTTGGCGTACTGCAAGATTGAGGAGGAATTGGCTAATTACCATTTGAATAATATCAGCAACGCTTTCGCTCCATCCACTTTTATTTCGTTCAACAACGGAGTGCCAACACCGAAGGAACAGCGTGAGATTGAGCAGAAGATATTGAACAAATGGGGAGGAACAAGCAACGCCGGTAAGATAATGGTATCGTTCAGTGATACTAGCGACAACGCACCGACCATCAACACTCATCAGATTTCGGATGCGCACTCACAATATCAATTTATATCAGATGAAGCAGAAAGCAAGATTTTTGTCGGCCATCGTGTTACTTCTCCTATGTTGTTGGGTATTAAAAACAATACTGGTTTGGGTAATAATGCAGATGAGCT